TATATATAACAGACGAACACTATCAGAAAGCTATGCTGAATGACGCTATTGCCAACATGATTAAATATAAAGGCTATGGCAAAGAAGTTATTATAGCTGATAGTGCTGAACAGAAATCTATAGAGGAAATAAAGCGGTTAGGCGTGCCAAGAATTAAAGCCGCCGCCAAGGGTAGGGGTTCAGTTCTTCAAGGCATACAGCGGCTTCAGCAGTATGAGATATTAGTTAATCCTAAATGTACTAATATTATAACTGAATTTCAGAACTACTCTTGGAAGAAAGATAAGGTAACTAATGAATATATTAATGAACCAAATGATGACTTTAACCACTGTATAGATGCTTTACGCTATTCACTACAATGTGTTGAGAATGTGCGGAAGGTTGGTACATTAAGTAAAGCTTCGCTTGGTTTATAGGGGTGGAATAATGAAGTATAGACTTAAAAAAGATAGCGTGCTAACGGCTGAACTAATCCAGAAGTACATAGAGGATAACGCCGCCGAAGCCGCACGCAAAAAGAAATTAGCAAGTTACTATGTAGGTAATCACAGTATTAAGAATCGCACGCTGGCAGACCCTACGAAGCCTAACAACAAAATAGTTAATCCTTATGCGAACTATATTACAGATATTATGACAGGCTACTTTATAGGTGAACCAGTAACCTACAATAGCGAAGACACAGACCTATTAAATGAACTTAACGCTATCTACAACTACAATGACGAAGCCGCAGAGAACGCAGAACTGGCTAAAGATGCTTCTATCTATGGTATTGCTTATGAAATGCTTTACTTAGAGGATAGCGAGAACAAGCCAATTCGCTTTAAGAAGTTGGATGCGGAAGGCTGTATTCCTATTTATGATAATACGGTTGAAGAAGATTTACTTTTCTTTATTCGTTACTTCGATGAAAAGGATATTCTAAGCGGCAAAGTTACCACTTTTGTAGAAGTATATAGTAAAACCTATATTCAGCTATGGGAACTAAATAACGGTAGCATGAAGTTAGTAGAAGAACGGACGCACCAATTTCAAGATGTACCTATTGTAATATATAAGAACAACGAAGAAGAATTAGGTGACTTTGAAACAGTAATCAGTTTAATTGACGCTTACGACAAGATACAAAGTGATAGCGTTAATGATATGGAATACTTCGCTGATGCTTACTTAGCTTTAACTGGTGTAGATGGTTTAGAAGCTGAAGATGTGCGAAACATGAAAGAAAACAGGGTTATTACCCTTCCAGAAGGTTCTTCGGCACAGTGGCTAATTAAAACTATTAGTGATACTTATATAGAAAATCTGAAAAACAGAATTGATAGTGATATTCACAAGTTCAGTAAAACGCCGCCTATGACAGATGAAAACTTCGCCGCTAACGCTTCTGGCGTAGCTATGAAGTATAAGCTGATGGGGTTAGAGAATACCACTTCAAAGAAAGAACGTGCCTTTAAAAAAGGACTACAACGCCGCATAGAACTTATCTGTAATATGCTTAATGTTATGGGTGCTTCTTATGATTATCGTGCGGTAAATATTATATTTAAGCGTAATATTCCAGCTAACCTATTAGAAGTAGCTGATGTAATTAATAAGATTGGACACGTTCTAAGCAAAGAAACACAGATTAAACTATTGCCGCTGGATATTGACTATGAAACAGAGAAGAAGCGAATAGAGGAAGAAGAAGCGGCTGGCTACTCTATTGATTTCTCCAGTGAAGTAGATGAACAAGAAGAATAGCTATTGGCGTGAACGCACAAGGCAGAATGAAGATAAGGCACAACGCACAGCCGCCAGTTATTCTAAGAAGCAGGAACGCCTTTATAAGCAGACCTATAAAAAAATAGATAACCAGATTAACGCCTTATTCACTCAAATCAATAGCCTTGGTGCTGATACAATTACCAGAACCCAGCTATGGCAGTATTCTAAATACACACAACTAAGAGATATTATCCAGAAAGAACTAACAGGCATAGGAAATACACAGCTTTCTATTATGGATGAAGTCATTACAAAGGTATTCAATCAAACATTGAAAACTACACTTAAAGACTTATCGCCAGATGATAGAATTTTTACTTTCCTACGAAATACCCAAACAAAGCAATATCTTAATAGTGCTTGGAGTGGTAAGAACTATTCCGCAAGAGTATGGGATAACACTAACCACTTAGCCAGCCAGCTTAACAAACATATTGAAGATATGATTGTTTTAGGTAAGATGCCAGAACAAATAAAGGCACAGATAATGGCTGATATGAATGTAAGTTATAGGGTGGCTGATAGATTGGTAAGAACAGAAGCCAGTTATGCTTATAATACAGCAAGCATAACAAGCTACAAGCTGGCGGGAGTGACCGAGGTAGAATATATACCAGAAAATGATGAACTATTATGCGATGATTGTGAAGCCAACGCCGCCACCAATGGTGGTATCTACCTTTTAGGCACTGAACCACAATTGCCAGTTCATCCTAACTGTCGCTGTTGCTACGCACCAGTGGTAGAACTATAGATGCCTTTTTAAGGAGTTTTAGCCAGAAAACTACTTGCCTTTTGTAAGGGGGTTAGGCGTAAAAAGAAACAACCTAATAATTCTATAAGGGGATGGCACGCCGCCATAACCTTCAAGGAGAGATTAAAGATGGAAAATCAAGAAATGAATAAAGATAATATCAACGGCGTTGATAACAAAGAAGAAAAGCCAGAAGTAAAGACCTATACACAAGAAGAAGTAATGGCTTTACTTCAATCAGAAGCAGACAAAAGAGTGACTGCCGCATTAGAGAAGCAGAAAAAGAAATATGAGAAACAGCTTTCTTTAAGTGGTTTAGATGAAGTACAGCGAATACAAGCAGAAAAGGATATGAGAATCCAAGAGTTAGAAGAAAAACTAAGAGAATTCAATATCCTACAAACGAAGAACGAAGTTATTAAGGTTCTTACCGCAAGGAACTTAAATCCCGCTTTTGCCGATATTATCGCTATTGGTGAAGATGTGGAAGAAGCACAAGCCAAGATAGAAACATTAGATAAGCTATTTAAGGCGGCAGTAGCGGAAGAAGTAAAGAAGAAACTAAACACAGGTACACCTAAAGTAGGTTCTTCTGTTTCAGAAGAAATGACTAAAGAACAATTCAAAAAACTTACTCTGGCACAGCAGAGTGAACTTTATATTTCAAATCCAGAGTTATATAAAAAATTATCTCAATAAGGAGTGACTTAAAACTATGGCAAATACAGTTTACCCAAATGTGGTTTTAGAATCTAAGGCTACTGATTTACTAACTACTTCTGTTAATACAAGAAGCCTTATGACGATTGATACAAGCCTACAAGAATCAGCAGGTATGAAGAAAACCATTAATACCTATACCTACACTGGCGAAGCCGAGGAAGTAGCAGAAGGCGAAGGTAATACTTCTGTTGGTTCTGTTGCTTACATTGGTAAGGATTACACTGTTGGTGTGGTTCAGCAAGTGTTCGGCTACACAGACGAAGATGTTATGAAAGACCCACAAATCGTTGACGTTAGCATGAAGGGTGCGACGCAGGCTATGGCTAATAAACTAACCGCTGATTTCTATGCGGCACTGGCTACAGAAGATGAGGATGGTACACTCTTAATTAAATCTTCTGAATTCCCTAAAGGTTCTACTATTGGATATGAAGCGATAGTTGATGCTATCGCAGAAATGAATGTGGAAGATGAAAGCCAGCTATTCTTACTTATTAGTCCTGCTTGGAAGGCTGAAATCCGTAAGGACGAAGATTACAAAGCCGCACAGATGGGTGAAGTAATCTACAATGGACAGATTGGAACTATTGCTGGTATTCCAGTTATTGTTACTAAGGCTTTATCTACGGAGTCTGAACCTTATGCTATCCTTTGTACTAAAGAAGCTGTTACTTGCTTTATGAAGAAAGATGTTCAAGTAGAACAAGAACGTGACGCAGATACCCGTACCAACAAAGTATATCTACGAATGGTTTATGTTGTGGCATTAACTGATGCTACTAAGGCTTGTAAGATTAGTGAAGCCGCACAGTAATAGAAGACTAATAACTGATGGGGAAGGGAAACCTTCCTTCCCCTTTTAGGGGGAATAACATGGAACAATTAGAAGCAATTAAGGTATTACTAAAGTTAGATGGTGATGTCAGTAAAGACACACTAATTAACGTGCTTATAGAACAAGCACAATCTGAATTCAAAGATTATTGTAATCGTGAAGATATACCATCTGCCGCAGTAGGCGTAATTAATGAAATGGTGGTAGTCAAGTATAACCGGCAAGGCACAGAAGGCTTATCTTCTCAATCATTCAGCGGCATAAGTGATAACTTCTTAGATGGATACCCTACAAACATTATCAAGGCTTTAAATCGCTATAGGAAGGCTAAATTCCTATGATAAACCGAATGAAACCATGTAGGGTATATAATCTGTCAACTACCCTTAACGAATACAATGAGAGGGTAGCAAAGCCGCCAGAACTGGTAGCAACTATTGAAATGGCTATTAGTGTTCTAACTGGTAGCACTATCACTTCTAACAACGTCAAAACAATTAATTCAACCCACTTAGGTATAACGAATTATAGAGGGTTAAGTGAAAACCAGCAGATAGAACAAGACAATAAAACCTTCACCATTGATTTTATAAACGATGGCGGCAGGGTAGTTTTAGTCTATTTGAAACAGGTGACAACCAATGAGTAAGATACTTGGAGTAGATACCAGTGAGGTTGAAGCCAACATTAAGAATTTGATAGAACAGCAACTACCAAAAGGTTTATATGAGAGTATGGAAAAGGCGTGCCTTAAAGTTGAAGCTGATAGTAAAAAGAATTGTCCAGCCAAGACGGGAACACTACGCCAAAGCATAACGCACACTATAGAAGAAAACGAAGATGGCATAATGGGATATGTTGGAAGCAACTTAGAATACGCACCTTATATTCATCAAGGCACAGGTATTTACGCTTTAGAAGGCAAAGGCAGAAAAGAAGTACCATGGCGTTATCAAGATGCGAAAGGTAATTGGCACACTACAGTAGGTTTAAAACCAACGCCTTTTATCCAAGATGCGGTAGATGCTAACCGAGATATTATACTGGAATTCTTTAAGGGGGTATTGGGTAATGGTTGATATTCTTAACATCTTAAAAACAGATAACCAGCTAATCAGCCTTATAGGTTCTGCCGCCAATATCTACCCTATGGAAACTACCTATACTGGCGAGTGTATCATATATGAGATAGTGCCGCTATCAGATGATAGGATAACACAACATAACCGATTACAGATTCACATTATAGCTAAAACAATGGCAAAAGCCATTGATATAGAAAAGAGGGTTAAACAGCTTATTCTAACTATGGCTGATACACCACTAACAACTAACATACTTAAAGTAATTCTGAATGGCGGCGGCACTCTATACGATGGAGAACGCCAAAAACACCACAGAATACTTTACTTTGAAATACTATCAAGGAGTGAATAAACAGATGGCAAATGAACAGGTTATTTTAGGTTCTGGCGATTTATATATAGTGGCTTACACCGGCACGCTACCAGCCGATGACGTTATCGAAGTTGAAGCTAATAAGGTTGGACACATTCAAGGCGGTGCTTCACTGGAATATAAGCCAGAAGAATATGAAGTAGTAAGTGATATGGCTGGTGCTATCAAAAGATTCGTTATTAGCGAGGAAATCACTTTCAAAAGCGGTATCTTAACTTGGAACTTAGAAACCTTAGCAAAAGTGATTGCGGCTTGTGAAATTACTGATGATAATGGTTTAAGAACTGTTAAGATTGGCGGCAAAGGTGCCAGACTAATGAAAGAATATGTAGTACACTTTGTTCATACTGAACCAGATGGTAATAAGTTTAAGGTGACTTTAGTAGGAACGGCTTCTAATGGCTTTTCACTGGCTTTTACACCAGATAAGGAAACTATTATTGATGCTGAATTCAAGGCTAAAGCACATGACGCTAATGGCACACAGCTTATTCTTACAGAAGAATATGATGAAGGTGTTGTAACACCACCAGAGGAAGAATAAATAATTTAGAAGAATAAAAATTTAAAGGTGGGGAAGGCACGCCGCCTTCCCTATACTCTAACCTTAGGGGGGAATTTAACAATGGCGAAGATGTTAGATTTATCAATATTCCAAGAAAAGACATTAGATATTAAACTGTTAGATGGTTCTATAATTAAGATTAAGAAACCTACACAGGCTTTGGTTATCGAGGTTATGAAACTAAAAAGCCTTAGTGATAGTGACGATGCCGCAAACATTGTAGAAGCTGTAACCACTTTAGTAGAAAAGATTCTAAACAGCAATACAGAAGGCAAAAAATTTACTACTGAATGGATTGGAAACACGCTGGA